ATGAAGACCAAGGGCTACAAGAAAGGCGGTAAAGTTCGTGGTGCTGGCATTGCTCGTAAAGGTGTACGTCCAGCGAAGATGCGATGAGAAGCTACTATAAGACAGGCGGGAAAGTTAAGTCGGGCGGGAAAATCTGCCCTTCGGGTAAGGCGTGGGCCAAGCGTACGTTTGATACCTATCCGTCTGCTTATGCGAATATGGCAGCGTCTAAATACTGCAAAGACCCTAGTTATGCTAGGAGCAGTAAGAAGAAAAAGAAGAAATAATGGGACAGCTTAAACAGTGGCGAGATCAGCAGTGGGTTCGTATTGGTGCAGATGGTGGCATTAAAGGCCCATGCGGTACGTCAAAGAATAAGAAGAACCCAGATCGTTGTTTACCTAAAGCTAAGGCGCAGTCACTGAGCAAAGCGGAACGCGCTACTACTGCCCGTAAGAAGAAAAAAGCTGGCGCAAAAGGTCAGCAGGTAGTTAGCAATACCAAGGCTGCTAAAGTTAGAACCGCTAAAGAAGGTGGTATGATACGGGCAAACCACAGAGGCTGTGGGGCAGTAATGAACAATAGACGTAAGAAAACTCTGTACGTATAGGAATAGACGATGACTACATCTGGAACAACAGCATTTGACATGGATTTCACGGAGATCGCTGAAGAGGCGTGGGAACGTGCTGGTCGTGAAATGCGTTCTGGATATGACTTACGTACTGCCAGACGCTCTATGAACTTGATGACTATTGAGTGGCAGAACCGTGGCATTAACATGTGGACGATTGACGAAGGTACTCTAGCCCTTACTGAAGGCACATCTGAGTACACACTGCCCGCCGATACCATTGACCTACTAGAACAACAGATACGTACAGGCAGCGGCAATGTAGCTACTCAGTCTGACCTTACTATCAGTCGTATCAGTGTAAGCACGTATGCGTCTATACCTAATAAGTTAACACAGGGTAGGCCGATTCAGGTTTACATAGAACGTCTACGAGATGCCCCCAAAATCAACGTGTGGCCTGTCCCAGACAATAATGACTATGTATTCTACTATTGGCGTATGCGCCGTATAGAGGACGCTGGAAGCGGTATACAGACTTCTGATATGAACTTTAGGTTCTTCCCATGCCTAGTAGCTGGGTTGGCTTACTATATTGCTATGAAGATCCCAGAACTTATGGCACGAGTGCCTATGCTAAAAGAAGCATACGAAGAGCAGTTTGCGTTAGCGGCTGGAGAAGATAGGGAGAAAGCGTCTCTACGGCTTGTACCGCGTGCAACTAGGGTTTAGTAATGTCGAACCGATTTGCATCAGCTAAAAAAGCCCTTGCGGAATGTGATGTCTGTGGGTTTCAGTACAAACTAAGAGAGCTAAAAAATTTAGTACGAAAAGGGACTAACACAAACATAAAAGCGTGTCCTTCGTGCTGGAACCCAGACCAACCGCAATTAAAGTTGGGTGAGTTTCCAGTAGACGACCCGCAAGCTATTAGAGATCCAAGACCTGACAGAAGTTTAGGGGTAGCGGGTATCCATAGCAGCAGACAGATACAGTGGGGTTGGAACCCTGTAGGGGTAGGAGATGACCCTTACAATCTAACTCCAAATGACTTGGTTGCCACAGGGCAGGTAGGTACAGTAACAGTAACAACAACTTAGAGATGTGACATGAAAGCACCAAAAGTGGTTAAAACCGTAGGATGGCCTACACCAGTAGAAGTAAAAGATGCACCTAAGCCTGATATGTCTGGTGTTAAAACTACCGGCATTAAAGTACGTGGTACTGGCGCAGCAACTAAAGGACTTATGGCCCGTGGGCCTATGGCGTAGATATGAACTACACTGAACTGAAAACAAACGTCCAAGACATCTGTGAGAACACGTTTACAGATGACCAGCTTGCTATGTTTACAGAACAGGCAGAGCAGAAGATCTATAACGCAGTTCAGATACCGGCGCTACGTAAGAACGTCACGGGAACAGTAACAGGCAGTAATACTTATTTGACTGTACCTACAGACTTTCTCTACCCGTACAGCTTGGCAGTTGTAGATGGAGACGGTAACTATAACTACTTACTCAGTAAGGACGTTAACTTCATACGTGAAGCGTACCCAGCCACTACACCTACAGGGCTACCTAAGCACTACGCAGTGTTTGATGACACCACGTTTATCCTTGGGCCTACCCCTGATTCTAGCTACGTCACTGAGTTACATTACGGTTACTACCCAGAGTCTATAGTTACCGCCGGTACTTCTTGGCTAGGCACTGAGTTTGACTCCGCGCTACTAAACGGCACTTTGGTCGAAGCCATACGGTTTATGAAAGGTGAGCCTGACTTGGTTGCGTTGTACGATAAGATGTACGTCACCTCCATGAGCTTATTAAAAGTGCTGGGTGATGGTAAACTACGCTCAGACGCATATAGATCAGGGCAACCTGTAATGCCGGTTCAATAGGAATATAGATGTTTTTACAAGCACCTAAGCTAGAAGTAGGTAATGTAGTCGTAACAGTGACTAATAATGGGGGTCATTCTCCAGAGTTTTGGGCGCAATCGGCTGCGGATAGAATTGTTAGTGTCGGTGGAAACTGCCACCCAGCAATCGCTCAACAAGCGGAAGAGTTTAAAGAAGCGGTAAAAGCTACTTCTCTACACTATATTCAAGAAGCAATTAAGAGCGATAGGACTACCCTTACCGCTGAATTAGAACGTCAAGGCCATAAAGACATGGCAGACATAATTAGGAGTCTATAATGGCTATTTCTACGGCAATGTGTACTTCTTTCAAGCAAGAATTGTTGGAAGCAAAACATAACTTTTTAGAATCTGGTGGTAATACCTTTAAGCTGGCGCTATATACAAGTTCAGCAACATTAGGTGCGGCTACAACTGCGTACTCGGTTACTAACGAAGCAAGCGGCACGGGATACAGTGCGGGCGGTGCAGCGTTAACTAATATAGACCCATCTAGCAGCGGCACTACGGCGCTTACCGACTTTGACGATCTTACGTTTTCTAGTGCAACAATCACTGCTAACGGCGCGTTGATTTACAATGACACAGCTTCTGGTGACCCAGCGGTTTGCTCGTTGGCGTTTGGTGGCGATAAGACTTCTACCGCAGGTGACTTTACTATTCAGTTTCCCGCAGCAGATGCGTCAAATGCGATTATTCGCATAGCATAGCGAGTATTATGTGGCAGACCTTAACGGATGGGGCAGAGGCACTTGGGGTGAAGGCCCGTGGAGTCAAGCAGATCCTGTTGAGGTCACAGGCGTTGCTGCGTCTGGTGCGGTTGGTACAGTCACTGTTGTTGCGGATGCAAACGTATCTATCACAGGCGTTGCAGGTACGGGCGCAGCAGGTACAGTCACTATTATCGAAGGTACAGGAATCACGGTTTCTGTCACGGGTGTTGAGGGAACTGGATCTGCCGGAACGGTTACTATATCCGGCGATGCGAATTTCAGTGTATCTGGTGTTGAAGGTACTGGAGCGGTTGGCACAGTTACAGCAACGGGTAACGCAGACGTATCGGTCACTGGAGTTGAAGGTACAGGCGCGGCGGGAACAGTTACAGTCGATGCTGAAGCTAATACCGATGTCACAGGTGTTGAGGGTACAGGCGCAGTTGGAACGGTTATCGCCACAGGTGGCGCGGCTATTATCCCGACTGGTGTTGTTGGTACTGGAGCGGCTGGCACAGTTTCAATCGGTTTGGGGCAAACACTCGTCCCGACTGGTGTTGAAGGTACGGGCGCTGCTGGTACAGTAACGGTAGATGCAAAAGCCACGGTAGTAGTTATCGGGGTTTCAGGTACTGGAGAGATAGGCGCTTTTAATGTTTGGGGGCTAGTAGATGATTCACAGACCCCAAATTGGAGTAATATAAACGATAGTCAGACCCCCGGATGGTCTAACATATCAGACAGTCAAACCCCTAACTGGGATGAGGTAGCTTAGATGGCAACTTACGTAAACGACCTACGCTTGAAAGAGATCGCCACGGGCGATGAATCAGGAACATGGGGCACAAGTACAAACACAAATTTAGAACTCATTGCTAACGCTATGGGTCTTGGCGCGGAAACTATACCTAACGCCAGTACACACACTATTACGATGGCAGACGGTACAGCCGACGAGTTTAGGTCTACCTTCTTACGCCTAACGGGTGGTGGTACAGCTTGTACAGTCACACTGGCTCCTAACACGCTATCTCATACTTGGATCATGCGAAACGAAACTTCCGCCGCTTTGACGCTTACGCAAGGTTCTGGTGCCAATGTAATTATAGCTGCGGGTCAAACTAAGATCGTTGCTACCGATGGTGGTGGTTCTGGTGCAATTGTCTATGAGATGGACGATCT